TACCGACTGCATCGTAAGCTATAGCCGTCGTTGCACCTGTAATGTTTTTGATGTTCCATACCGTAGAGCCTGCCGAAGGAGTCCCACCAATTCCCACATTCCCATCACTGTCAATCCGCATCCGTTCAGTAGGCGAACTTGCCCCGTCAGCCGTGGTTGAGAATACCAACCTGCCGGGCATATCGTTTGTGCCGGGTGTGCCGTCTACGGCTGAAAATATTTGTGCCGTGCGAATATAATTTGTGCCATCAAAACCGTAGTAGCGAAGATTACCAACCGTTTCTCCAGACAAGACTATTCCAGAACCAGCCGTGTTTTTACGGGCAAAGTCATTTGCACCAATGCCGTCTAATTTGAAGGTTTGAATTGCTCCATCGGTCAATGCTGAAGTTGAACCAGAAATAACTAAACCACTGTTATCAATCACAAACGGCGAACTGTCCGTACTTGCTGAGTCCTCCACCACAAAGCTATTCCCCGTCCCCACATTCGTAATCGTCAACGGTACGGCTGACCCGCTGGTCACGGTGAAGCTGCTTGCTGCTGTGCCAGAGGACACAAGGCTCGTAGCGGTCACTGTGCCGCCGAAGAACGCATTGCCAGCAGCCACATACAAAGCGTATGGGTTGGTGATCGTAATATTCGTACCGGCACTCGGAGCGCCTGCAATGTACAGGGTTGAGGCGTTGGTGTAGGTGACGCTTGTGTTGGTCGCGGCGATTGGCGTAATGGCCAAGGAGGTGATTGCACCCGTAGCGTTGGTTGCGCTGACGGCCGAGGTGACGTCAGTCACGGTGCCGGTACCCAAATACAGCTTGGCAGGCGTAGCGGGGGCAAACACCGCCGTACCGTTGAAACTAGCGTCGCCCAAGGTCAGGGTTTTGACCAAGGTGCTGAAGCCGGTATTTGACAGGCCGGTGGTTGACAAGGTCGTGCCGTTGAAGGTCAGGTTTGCCGAATCAGACTCAAGCCCAGCAGTTGAGCTGATTACCACCCGGCCGGAGGTCAAGCTGGTGTTCGTGATAGACGAGCTAGAAACGCCTGTCAGGCCTGTCAGGGACGTCACCCACTGCGGGGCGGACCCAGAGGACGTCATGACCCGGTTCGCGGCTCCAATGGCCAAGAAGGTGGTCGTATCCAAGGCCGACTGGTAAGGAACCGACCCAGCAAGGCCACCAGCAAGGTTGTTGGCTGTCTGTACGGTAATACTCGTAGGCGCTACCCACTGTGGAACCGAGCCAGTCGATGTCAGGATGAAGTTGACAGTGCCGATACCAAGCTTGGAGAGCGTGTTGGTGGCCGAAGCGTACAGAACGTCACCTTGGGTATAGGCAGACTGCGCCGTGCCGCCGTAGATCGCTCCAAGGGCATTGGTGAGGTTCAGCGTGGTCAGCGTGGTGGTGCTGGTTCCGCTGTTGAACGTCATCGCAGCATTTCCGGCCAACGCGCCTGCGTTGTTGTACTGGATCTGCGTGGTTGAGCCGCCGATCGTGCCAGCACCCTTGGTGGCGATTACCTGAACAACGCCGCCGTTGTCCTCGTAATACAGCTTGCCGTCGGTGATGTTAATTGCCAATTCACCTTGCGCAAGATTTGCCGCCAGTGGTACGGCAGATGCAGTTGTCGAGTGGTAAAGTTGAATTGGTGTGAAGTTCGTTGCAGCCATAATTTTTCCCTTAGAAAGTCCCGCCGGAAACTCCGTAGATTGTGCCAGTACCACCATTGGCTGTAGCCAAAACTCCTGCAACAGTGACATTCCCGGTGGTTGCCGTGGATGGAGTCAAGCCAGTTGTACCAAAAGAGATTGCGCTAACGCCTACTCCAGTGATAATTGAACCCCATGCGCCGTTTGCATAACCCTCAAACTCGGAGGTTGTGGTGTTGTACCGCAGATTGCCGTTCGTTGATGATCCGCGCTGACCCGTCGTTCCAACAGGCAGAATCATGCCGCCCGTGCCGGGGACAACAGGGTTGTTTGAAATTGACAGCGTGGGGTTGCCGCTTATGCCGGTGCCGTTGGCCACGTCTATTTGGTTTGCGGTGCCCGTAATCGTGGCGGACGTTATTGCTCCGCCGGTTGACAGAACCACAAGGCCGTTGAAACTGGCGTTGGCAAAATTCAACACCTGACCGCTCAAAGAGACGGTGGGGTCACCAGAAACCCCGCTTCCGTTGGCAATGGACAGGCCAGCCCCGGAAACAGCAATAGAACGGGTTGTAAGGGCCGTAGAAGACGTCTTTACCTGAAACCCAGTGCTGGAGTTCACCAACGACAAAAGAGCGCCTGTGGTCGTTATATTGAGTACGCCCTGCGCACCGCCGTCGGTCAGCGTCAGACCGTTGGTTGCGCCGACTGACCGGCTGTTGGCCAACTGGGGCGTTTGGGTGACGGTCAGGTAGGTGTAGGGCTGCGACGGGGAGGCGGAGATTGCCGCGGTGGTTGTCCGCACCGTAACCCCATTTTGGACGATTGGGACCGATTCTGTGCCCGTAATGGCACCGGCCGATGGCAATTGGAGGATGGTGACTTGTGCGGACATTATGTGCTCGTGTTGTCTGGCGGGTTCGGGGCAATAGTGTCCCTGTTCCCGGTAGATGTTGGAGTCTGGGTATTACCCTCAGTCGAAATCTGGAACACGCTGGTCTCGCCGCCCGTGATCAGGTAGTTGTCGCCAGCATTGAGCGGGAGATCAGGGCGCGGAAACCGAATCGTTATCCTTTCCGTTTTACGAGCAGGCAGGCGGTAGGGGTCAAGCTCATCAGCACAACCCTCGTTGCATACTCTGAGACCCGGCAAGTTAAGGTCATTGCGCATCACGGCGTGCGGGCGCTTCATCTTGCAGCGGTCACATATCGCAATTGCAATGTCAGAGTAGCCTTCGGTGTCCAGAAAGATGGCCATCGGTCACCTCGTGTAGCACGCTATTGAAGGAGCAAAGTAGATTGGCGACTTGTCGCGTTCTTCCTCTTCGACCATCCGGAGGTACTTTTCGGCCTGACCCTCAAGGTACTGCACGCGGGCCATGTCCACGCCGGGCAGCTCAAGGCTCATCCGGTGAGTTAGCATCATCACCACGGCCTCGTACCAGCGCTGAGGGACCTCCAACTCGCCGTACAGGTCGCCCACGTCCATGATCTGGCGCGAGTACCAGATGGTCATCTGGTAGAAGGCGTTCTGGGGTGTTGGCCAAAGCACAATCTCGCTCTGGGGAATGGTCCGGTTGAACCAAAATTGAAACGGCTGGTTGGCCGTGAAGTTCTTGTTGGGCAGGTTGGTGTAGTCGTCCCGGTTCAGGCGCGACATGGTGATCTCGGTGCTGTTGTTGCCAAAATACAACTCACGCAGGCTCAGGGTGGTCCCGTTGTAAGCCCGGATGCGGTAGTAGGGAACAGTTTGGCCGTTGGCAATGTCGGTCCAAACCCACTCGTTATCAACCACCGTGATGGTCCCAAGATCAACCAAGGTTGCCCAAGTCACGTTGTCAAGCGAGTATTCAAGGATGAATGATTTAGTGCCGCTGGAGGCAGGCAGGAAGCCAATGGAGCCAATAAAAATTGGGTTGGACGGGCCGTAACTGACAGAGATGTTGCCGTTGGCCGAGGTCTGGGTGCAGACTGTGTCCACGTCGCCGTCATAGACGTTGCCAATGGTCCCGCCAGCCGAGGACGTGTAGGAGCCGTCAGGGCGGTTCATGTAGCGGTACAGGGCGTTCAGCACGTCATTACCTCCCAAAGGGAGCAGGTACGTTGCCTTGTCAGGCGTGAAGCCGTAGACCTTCTTGTTGATGGCCCAATACTGGATGCCAATATTTATTAGGTTGGACAGCAGGAAGAAAAGCGACTCGCGGGCGCTCAGGACCTGCTCGGAGGTCAGCTCTTCGGCTAGCTTGCCACAGCGACGTGCGCCATGGTCAATCAGCGTTTGCACCGTTACAACGGTCGTACCTGTAGTTCCAGAATATGCCATCGTTGTTCCTTACCAGCCGGGGCAGTTCCAACGCTGCATAGAAGCACGCGACCTACTGCCCTTTTCGCTCTTTTCTGCTACAGGCCCCATTCTCGCGCAAAACGCATCCCTACGGGAGCCGCCTTGGGGCTGTGGAGCCTTGAGGTTGCTGCCGGTTGCTGCGTTGTATTTGGCTCTGCCCTTGGCCGTCAGCCCAGCGCCCTTGCTGACAGGCAACTTTTCACCACGGCCAACTGCAAGTGACGGGCCTCCAGCCTTCAATTTTTTATCAGAAAACAGCTTCTCAACCATGTTCAGCCGCTGAGGTTTGGTCGTAACCTCGTTGATAATTTTGACCCGCTCAGGCTTGCTTTTGGACGGCTCGTAGAAACCAGCTTTCTTCAAAGATTTGGCTACGGATGAGTTGTTTTTTGGCATGGTCAAAACCTGTATTTGGCTGTTTTCTGCGCAATCTTTTTTGGCTGCGCTACGAACTGTTTGCCTGCGGCTTTTCCTGCTCGCTTGGCTTTGGTTGTCGCAGCGTATTCAGCAGGACTAAGGCTTTTAATCGCAGCTTTTGGAAGGTATCGCTCACCAGTCTCAGAAGATTTTTTCCCACTTTTGGTTGTCCAATCTTGTTTGCCCCAATCGCTCAGGGATTTTTGTGGCGCTTTAATCACGATACCCGCCACCTGCGGCCTTGTACCGCTTGGCCACAAGCTGCGCTTTTCTTGCGCTCCATTGTCCTGCGCCCGTGCCCTGCGTGGCCTCAGACTTGACTGCTGAAACAATACGCTTTCTGAGCTCGGGCTTGGTGTAATTACCAGCCGCGTTCACGCCACCACCATCCGCCATTTTTTTGTCAGCACGAGCAAACTCTTTGCCGACTTTTTGAGGGATGCCCACCTTTTTGGCAAACGCAGGATTGTGCGCAACCGCCTCCATCAACCTATGTTGAGCAGGTGACTTGCTTGGCATCATTAACCCAATGGATTGACGTAATGCTTTTGCATCTCAAGAATGACCGTGTACGCATCGCCAGCAGAACCATCAAGGGTTGTGAAGGTAATCACGCCATCTTTGCCATCCCCGGCGTTGTTCCACAACCCACCAAAACTTGAGTAATCTTGGGTGTAATTTGTATTGGGCGGGATGATTTCAATAACCACCGGTGCAGTTGCTTTCCAGTTCATCTGCACTACTAGCCCGTGCGTCATGGCTGTGCATTTTAAAATAGTCACAGCATCACAAGCACCACCTGCCGCTGAAGCGGTAAGCGCTGAGGGAGTAACTTTTGCAACTGCAGACTCATTTTCTGTTGCGCTCATTGTTGCGTAAAACTTCATAATGGCAATGCGCTCACCATCAAAAAGCGTTTGTGAGGTAGCTGTAATAGCCATAAATATCTCCAATTAAAAGCAGGGGCCGTAGCCCCCGCTCAAGTTCAGCAATTTACCGCACCGCCGCGCTTTTTAGCGGGAGTCACGGTGACTGACTCTTTGGTCTTGGTCACGCTATCAGCAGTCTTTTTGGGCATGAAGTAGTCCCTAGCTTTACCAGCCAGTTCCTTGATCATGCCAAGAGGATTCAATGCATCCTCAACGTCACGACTGTACTTTGGTGCTTTGTCATAAGCGCCCTTGGACATATCCTCCCCTTTGTCAGAGGAAGAGCCACCATGATTCATTTTGACCGTGCCACCAGACTTGTAAGTACCAGCGAGCTCGTTGATCCTTACTGGCTTGGAGGCAGGCTTGTTGCCTTGCGGCATCGCGACGGGACGGCCTGAATTAACAGTCCCGCCCGCCGCGTAGGCTTTTTTTGTGGCGCTACCTCCACGTTTCATGGTTGCATTAGGGTACTTTCCCATACCGCCACCGCCACCACCACCACCACCAACTGCGCTTGAAATGTTTCTCAAAGCGCTGCCGATAGTTGAAGCGCCTTGATTTACGTTGCCCAAGCCAGACATGGCATCACTGCCACTACTGCCCCCGCCTCCACCATAAACGGGCGGATAGCCGCCCCCGTTTCCACCAACTTCGGGCGGAGGGGTTCTGCCGCCCAATATGGCTTCCAAGCCGCCGCCCTCGGCCATTTTTTTAATTTTTCCGCCTTTTTTGTAGCCGCCAGCATTTGACTTGGCAACGCCAGCGCGAGTATTTGACTTGGCAACGCCCCCGCGAGCAAGGCCGTTTACTACACCACCAGTGGCCATCTTGCCGCCGCTCTTGAGCTTAAGCGATGTGCCCTTGCCGCCCTTATGCTCTTGCATGTCGTGCTGTTTAAAGGCCTTTTTGATCATGGCCTTGTCTTGGGGCATGTCGGCCTTGCCACCTTTTTTCATCGGGGCGGAAGGCATGGGAGGCGGCATTGAAGGAGGCATTGAAGATTGCATCTGAGCAGCACCACCGATTGGGCCAGCAGGACCCGCGCCGGAAGGCATACCGCGCATTGCACGGCGACGCATAGCCAGAGGCGGGCGCATCGGAGCCTTGGCACCCATCATGCCGCCACGAGCAGGCATAGACGGGGGCATAGAGCCCATAGGAGGGCCCATCATGCCTCCGTCAGCCTTCTTGGCTACCTTGCCACCCTTTTTGAGCTTTAGCTGAACTGAGGGCTCTGTGGTCTCCATCTTGACCATTGGTTTAAATTGACCCATGTCGTTCTCCTTATGCTTGTGTGACGCCAAGAGCGCCAACACGGGTTGCATTCGGGCCTACAGCAATTGCTGGCAGGGCTATTTCCATCACAAGGCGCTTGATGCCGTCGGCCGCCGAGGAGGGCAGGTAAGTGCCCCTGACATCACCAGTGGTGGTGGTTGCTGTAGCAGTGGCGGCAACAGTCATAGTGCCAGCATCTTCAGCCAAAGTATTGTCCCAACCAGCGCGGGTAACGTAACCTCGATCAGTGATGCGCAATGGTGCACCCAAGATGTCGGTTGTACCTACCGCAACGGTCACCACGCTTGCGCCAGAAGAGACAACGCTGGCAATTTGGTAGAAGGCCTTCTTACCACTGACAGTCGTTGACGCCACCGCCCCTGTTGCAATTACCTCGCTCATGGCTTGACCATAGTAGTCAAAACCAGAAACCGTGATGTTGACAGTGGTCGGGGAGCCAGCGCCTGTGGTTGTAGACACAGCACGAGGGCAGTCAAGTTGCAAAACTGTAGCGCCACTAGCTGTGGTGACTGATGTCACACCTGCGCCTGCGGCCAGCGTGAGCGTGGTAGCAGTTGTGATGACGGCGGCAACGATGTTGGTTGTCAGCTTGGCTTGTGGTACAACGTCCCAAATATAGACACGACCCAACGGGCCAACACCAACGCTCATGGGCGACGGGTTTTGCAACAGAGCATTCCCGGAACCAATGATAGTAGCGCTTGCTACAGTTTGAGAAGCACTGACGGTGTAGGTTCCTACACCACCTGCACCCGTACCAAAAGCGGTAATGTAAGTGCCATTGGTGAGTGACGTGGAGCTATCAAGAAACATACCAACAAAAATTGGGTCACCCGAAAGCATCTCGGTAACGGTCAATGTGGTGGTAGCGATTGAGCCAGTGAAAGTTGAAACAGCAGGGTACTGATCTATACCTTGAACGGTAAGGGCGGAACCCAAAAAGAGATCGTCTGAAAACTGAGGCATGGTCTGCTCCTTGAAAAGTTTGACCAATGTTGAAAAAAAGGGCGGGGTTTTTACGCCCGCCCCGTTTGGCGTTAAACGCCGGGCGTACCGTACATTGCACGCGGGTCAGTAAACCCGGGGATGTAACGCTCGGTGGCCTTGTAGCGCATCGAGTCGGTTTCAAAGTCGCCTTCCATGGTCTTTTCCAACTTGCGACGCATCATGAGCTTCATGCCCTCGGGAGCGTCGGTCTGGACCCAGAACGCGGTAGCGCTGGTCAAACGGCTAATGACGACCGCGCCTTCGTCCAGCAAGCCGATGGACTTGACAGGGTTCAGGTCGTTGTTGGCCGAACCAGACCGCAGCACGCTCTTCAGCAAAACTTCGGCTTGGAAGACGTTGCCCGGAGCGACCACCAGTTGGCGGGGCACCAGACGAATCTTCTTGCCGTTGTTGTCCACAGCTTGGCGGATTTGAATTAGCATCTGCTCCAGACTGGTCTGGCTCAGGTTGGCCGCAGTGGCCAACTGGTTGCTGAACGTGCCGTTCACGATGGGGTGAGCGGTGTTGATCAGAGACACGCCATCGCCGCCGGGGAAGCTGCTGTTGAACGCACGGTTGAGAATGTTCGCGCACAGAGTCTCTTTGGTCTCAATGAGAGACTGAGCCAAGTGACGAGCATAGACCTGACCGATACGGATGTGGTCGCCGTCTTCAACCAGCACTTTGGTCAACGCGAAGGCCAAGCCAAACACGTTGTACACATAGCGCTGCAAGAAGAGCACGCCGCCCTGCTGGTAGCTGACGGGGGTGCCGTCAGGCAACTGGGGAGCCGCGCCAAAACCGTACAGGACGGGTTCTTCGTGGTAATTGCGGGGGATACCGTCCTGCTCACGGAAAACCCGTGACCATTCATCGGAACGTTGATCGTAGACTCCGTCGAAGCATTCGTTCATGATCGGTTCAACGATCGAACGGAAGTCCGTACTGCGCATTGGTGCTGCCATTTTGTGACTCCTTAGAAGGCGTTAATGGTAGCAACGAACTGGCTGCGGCTCACTTGAACCTGCACCACAGTAAACGCATCGCCCCAAGCGTTATCAACAGCGGGAGACAGGCCGATGATACGCATATCACCGACAGCACCCGAACCAACCAACGAAGTGGAAATCATGCACTGCGACAAGCCCGTGGTCGTGGAACCGGCGGTGATGCTTGCGAAGTTGGCCTGATCGCCAATCGAGGTTTGTGCCAAACTACCGTTGGCCTGAATGTCGTAAACGATATTCGGGTCAGAGTAGTAGTAGGTCACTTCAGAGCCAGTTTGATAGGCGGTGTTAGCCACCCACTGATTGCTGACCAGACGACGGCCCGTGGTATCAGTGAACTCATGGCCAGCAAAAGCACCTTGGTAGGCGCTGCCAGCAGTGGCTGCAATGATGTTTCCAGACGTGTTAAGGGCGACAGGTTGGCCCTTCAAAATTCCGGTGTTGTAACCGGAAGCAATACCGCTCGCAAGCGCCACAGCGCGATCCAGACCCGATGGGTGGAACGAAGGACGCAAGCCGAACGGAGCAGAAATTGCACTCATATCTAACTCCTTTGTTAAGTCCTCACCCGTAAAACACGGGCGTTTGGACGTTTCGGTTCAAATTGCCAAAGCCTTCGCCTTCAACCTTACTCAGACTCTTGCCTGAGCTATCGCGGTTCCCTTGAAGCTGTTCAACTTGGATTTGGACCTTGTCCGCCTCCTCATTGGGTGCCTCATGGTGCATTTGAGTCATGACATCCTGATAAACCTCCATTGGAAGCTTGTACAGGCGCATTTCGTTGCACGCGATAAAACCTACGTCTTCGCCAGCTTTTACGCGGTAATTGTCAAATCCGGGTAACTCATCCGCTCTCACGGGAACATAACCCAGTCGCATCCGCTTATCAATAGGGTCGTAGCCATTGGTGGTTGATAACCAGCAAAGATGCCATCCCGGAATATCCGGAACCTTCGGCAGCGCACTTTGTGTCCATTCATCGCTCCACATCTTGCGACGTTCCTGCTTTGAAATGAACGCCTCTTCGGGGGCGGCTCGTGACGAATCTTGTGAAGATCGGCTTTCACGGCCACCTGCGTTGAGGGTTTTTTTGAGACGAGAATCCATAATGTTTAGTTCCTTCTGTTGCGGGCTTCAATTGCGTATCGTTTGATCATCCGGTTGCGTTTTTCGGGGTCATCCCAAAAACCAGCATCCTTCATTGCTCGGACCTGTTCAGGTTCCAAAACAAATTGGTTGCCATTAACGCGACCGGACGATTCACGACTTGATCCTGTAACCACACTTCGGGGACTCCTTCTGGACGACTCGTCAGTATTTCGAGTATAACGGTGTGGTAGGCGCTTTTGCAAGCGGTTGTCAAGTTCATCCCAATAATCTTGCGTTGCGGGGTCCCAACCCTCGGCAACCAGACGATTGTCAATAACCTTGGCAATCTGGGTATCCTCGTCGCCCGCCTCGGGGTCGTACCAAGAATTCCGCTCCATCCAGCCGTTGGCCAACCGCACCAGCTTGGGATTGGCTGGCGCTGATTCAGTTGAACCGGCCCGGGCAACCTGCTCTTTGTAGCTGTTCATCGCCTCAAGCTTGCGGCGGCTGTCGTACCAAAGCTCTTGAGCCTTGGTAAACGCCGTGCCGTCGGAGTTGTCTGTGGCCTCCTGCATTTTTTGCTGGGCATACCTCAGACGGTATTGCTCGTCCTCCATGGCCTTCTCGTAACGGGCCATGTCCGCGCCGTGGGTCTTGCGCTCAACGACGGACAGGCGCTCCATCAGCTCCTGATTTTGGCGTTGCAGCAGGCCGAGGCGCTGGTCCTTCTCCTCGTTGGTGCGCTTGATGTACACCTTCTTGGCCCGGCGGCGATTGCGTCGGGCCTCGCGCACTGCGTCAGAGTCGTCGGGGTGGTCCACGTCACCGGGATCATCTGCGCTGACGTCGGAGCCTCTGTCAATTTGGTCGGCCAACTGGTCAGACAGGTCAACCGTGACGGATCCGTCTTTCTCCTCAATGACGTTTAGATCTTCAAGTTTTTCTTCGGTACTCATAAGAAAGCCCTCACTGCAAGTGGGTCGCCGGTGAGCTTTGCAATCACCTCGTGGTCGTTCAAGACCATGAACAGGGCGGAGTCTTCGTGCGCATCCTCGCCGGGAACTTTGATCTCCCAGCGATCGCCGCCCCACTTGGGGACGCGAATGTAGTCGCCCACAGAACACCAAGATCCCTCTGGCCAAGATGCCATCGTGTCACGATGCTTGAACGCCAGTGGGCCGATCTCAATGACCTTCGCCACCATGTTTTGCCACTTTTCGGTTTCCTTGGTTTCTTCAACCAAGATGATCCCAGATGCAGTTGTTGCCTTTTTTGAACGGCGGAGTTGTACCAAAATACGTCCGCCAAGAGGTTTTGCACCGGGATCTACGCTCGGAAATGCCCAAGCCATCTCAGCTTCGTTAGAAGCTACCGGGTTACTCATTTTTATCTTCTTCCATCAGGTTGTTTAGGATTTCAAGAGCCTCTTGTAGGCCCGCGTTGTGACCGACCAGTCGGATGTAAGACTCCCAGTTCGTCGCATTACCAGCAACAAGGGACGAGGCTATTTCAGCCTGTTTAGCCTTAATTCCGCCAATTAAGTCCGAAAGGGTTCTCATTTTTTCTTTGTTTGTGACAGACCTCCTGCTTGTTTGGTTGGGGCGGTGCTGCCCTTCATGCTCTGGCCATCAAGCTTCTCGCCCATAGCCATGCGCTTGAGCTGGGGGACCAGCACGCTTTTCTGTTCCTGATCACTGGTTGCCATAGTTATCTCCTTGGGTTGATACAGCCTTGACTTGCTCAAAATTGAGCTTTGCCGCATCGCGTGTTAAACGGGCTGTTTCGATGCGTTCTTTCATGTCGCGGTCGTCGGTAGCGATGGCCAGCTTGAGCTGCAGGTCTTCCATGGCTTCCTGCTGGTCCTGTTGCAACTTGGCCATGTCCAACTGGATCTTGGCAGCCAGCGCCTTGTCCTTGAGGCCCATCTCTGCCTCGTCGCGTTTGGCCCGGCGCTGAGTCTCGGCCATGCTGGTGTCGAGCAGTACCTTGGTGTCTGGCGTCATCTGTGGCTGCGGCTTGAACTGCTGCAGGCCCTGTACCAACTGTTGGATGACCGGCATGATGCCCTTGAGCGTCTGGTCGGCGTCCATCTCAACGTGCTGCGAGGCCAAGGCGTACATTTTGTCAATTGCCTTGGGGTCTTTCTGCAAGTCGTAATCGGGCAGCTTCTTGCCCATCGCCTTCTGGACGTAGCCCGTCATGCGGTTCAGGTACCAGAGCACGATGTGCTGCTTGATGTGCTCGACCGCTTTTGGCAGGTACGCAGGCGCAATGATGGGGTTGCCACCGAAAATTGGGTTCTTGGCAAAGTCCAAATGGGACTGAATGTGGCCAAGTTGGTCCTGCTCGGGGTAGGCGTAGGCTCCTTGGCCAATTGCCATGGCCACGTTCTCGTTGGCCGAGTCCATTTTGACCGGCGAGGGCACGTCAACCATGATTTCATTGATGCCGGGCACCTTGATCTGTTTCAAGAAGCGCTGGATCACCACCTTCTTGTTGAACATCTCCGGGTTGTCCTTCATGACAGCCATCACCGCTTGGGTTTGGGCCATCCGCTGGGTCTCAGAGAAGATGTGGGGGTCCGATACCGGAATAACGTCGGTCACGCGGGCAAAATCCTCGCGTTTGATCTCCAAATCTTCCACAACCTCGCCGCGCTGCATGTCGTCCAAGTACCAGCGGTTGATTCGGCTCAAAACCTTCAGCACGCGGCCCTGAGACTCGTGCAAACGGGCGTGAATTGAGCTAAAAACGGCCGCGCCCTGCTCAATCAGCGCCTGAGTGGTGCCGACCGGGGTGTTGGAGTTGACATCGGCAATCTTTTCCTCGGCGGTGGTCACCACGCCCTTGGCGGCGTTGGTCAGCCAGCCCAAAAGTTGGAAAAGGACCGGCGACGGAGGGTTAAATGGCATCGGCATGGCAATTTTGCGCACGTCGTCCACGCCGGGAGCGCCTTCAATCTCCACAACCTGCGTGACTTCGATTTCTTGGGACTGGCCAGAAATCTTTCCGCCCTTGAGCTTCAGGAGCGTCGCAGCGTTGTTGATGTGGGCAGAGTCCAACAGGGCTCGCAAAGCGCCTGTAAGGGCCGCTGAGAGGCCTCCAATGAGCTGCGGCAGGCCAACGGCGTATGCCCCGCGCCATGGGATGAACTTGAACTCGATCACCCAGTCCAATTTGGTCAATGTGTCGTCGCCTTCCTCCCAGTTCCGGTACAGGCCGATGACCTCGCTGGACAGGTCGTCGATCATCAAGATGTACGGGGCCATCTCGCCCTTGGTAATGGGGTCGTCTTCCAGCTCCAGCCATGTGTAGATGTGGTACACCCGGCGAACAGCGTCCTCGTTGTCGTTTTGGGACTTGCCCTCCACCTTGTTGGTAGCCTTCTGGGACCCGGTCATCTCTGGGTCCATGGTGGCGCGGGTCATGGTGGTCTCGCGGTACAGGCCGGAGGTGATGCGGCGCTTGTAATCCCAGTCGGAGATGTCGTCCACCTCAGTGAACCGCTCAGCGGTGTAAAAGCTGCCTGCCGCGTAAGGCAAAAGTACATTATCAATGGGCAGGAACTGGGCGCATGGGCGGCGCTTCTTCTCGTCGTACCAGAGTTTCAGGTACTGAGAGCCGCCAAGCGGGAGTTGGGTGAGCATCTGCTCCTGCTCGTCGCGGAACTCCTCAATCTGCTCGGTGAGCTGCCAGTTCATAAAGTCGCGCTTGCGCTCGGCAATCTTGGTTTTGTCCTCGGTGACGTCGCCCAAAATTTTGGTTTTGGTTGGGCCGTCAGGCGGGAACATCTCCTTGATGGCGCGGGAGGCAAAGTCAATGCAGGTTTCGGCCATCACGGGGTGGACAACCTTGGACGCGCCGTTGAAGTTGGCCCCGCCGGGGGCGTCGTTGCCCATTCCGGTGCGTTTGATGCCCTCTTCGTACTGCTTGTCGCGCTGTTTGCGGGCGTCCTTGTCCTTCTCAACCAGCTCAATGTAGCGCAGGGCCAGCGCGTCAAGGTCCATGTCCATGATCAGGTCGCTGTCGGACAAGTTTTGGTAAAAGTCCTCGTTCTCCATGGGGCCCTTGGTGTCCATGGTGACCACCACGCTACCGTCGGGCAGCTCCTCTAGCTCGGCGTCGTCCATCTCTGGCATGTCAACGACCTCTTCCTCGCCACCGGCCTCGTTGTCTTGGTCGGGATTGCCGCCGACGAATCGGTTGAACTCTGGGTCGATTGGAAATTGGGTTGCCATGTAATGCTCACTTTATTGATGAAAGACCGCCACGGACGCCACCACCGGCCATACGGACTACACCGCCGTTGGCCATGCCTTCGGGTGGACGCAACGCTCTAAGCAACAAATCATCTTGTTCGGCTTTAGTTAGGTATTCACCAGCGCCAATTGCGTCCAGTTCGTCTGGAGAGAATTTGTCAATCAAATCACTCTTGCGAGTTAACCCAGTATTCCTCAAGTCGTTGACGCTAGACCACTTGCCGCCCTTGACAAAGTCTTGGATGTAGGGCAGGTATTCCTCGTTGGGTGCGCGGTTGCTTTTGCCTTTAATCTGGGTGATGCTTTCTTTAGATTCCTCTGGGTAAATTTTTTCAGCTTGCCGCAACGCATCTTCAGCCGTTTTGCCTTCTTTCTCTAATTGCGCAGCTAAAAATCCAACTTTGTAACGGCGTTGCTCTGGAGTCATTCCTATTTGCTTAGTTTCAACCGTTGCGTGCGGCGCACCCTTGGAGTCAACCAGCGAATACACCTTGGCCTTGCCGCTCTTGATGGCCTCCCAGCCGCCGTGGCCGTAGCTGGAGCTGCCTGATTCGCCAGAGCCTTCAGACCAGTCTGGGTGGCCCTTTGGCGGCTCGTAACCCCTGACTGAGTGCCCCATGGCCTCAGACTCGTTGGCAAATGATCCGGGTTTGTTCAGCTCAATCCACCTGTAGCCTTCAGGATACTCTTTGTAGGTGGGCAGTCCTTCCCGGGCGGCAGCCCTGCTGGCGTTCATCTTGGCCGCCAGCTCTTGGTCGTACTGGTAGGTGCGCCGGACCGCGTCGCTCATGCTGATCTTGTTCATCTGCTCCGGACGGATGCGACCGGCCGTCAGGTCCTCGCGAAGGACGTCCATGATGTGGTCAAAGCCAAGGTCGCCAGTGAACGGCGCATACAACTGAGTGTCTGGCGCAAGCTTGCTGATGTAAGGGTTATCACGCCAAAGCATCATGTAGTTGTCCATCATTGGGGATTGAGAAGCGTAATACTGCTCTTCGGCTTTTAAATAATCTGTATCGCCAACCAATTTTGCTTTTTCGGAAAACGGAGTTCCACGGATCAGTCTGGCTTCTTGAGATTCGGTAAGTCCGGCAACCGCAATACGTTGCTTGAACTTCTGGTCCAGCTCGTTTCTGGCGGCACGCATCTTGTCCTCGGCCTCAGTAAATTTGGCATATCGCTCCGGCATTCCCTGAATGTCGCCAGCCCTGTAGGCTGCAATAACCTCGTCAGAAGATGTCTCCCAAGCCTTGGCCATAGGAGATTGGCCCATACCTTCCTCGGGAAATCCAGCTTTCCTGCGCTGCTTTTTGACATTTTCAGCACGGCGCAATTGCGGGCCACTTTCCGGCTCATGTAGGTACTCATCTAAAAGCGCAGGCTTGTGCGTGATACCCTGCTCGGCCAACTTGCGCACCGGGTCATCCGGCGTGCCCATCTGTTTCTTGACGTAGTTGGTCAGGTTGCTGTCAACCCACTTGTTAAGGACTTGATTATTTGCATAAAAAGGGTCAGCCATGAGAGACTGAAGTTCTTCTTGCGTCATTGGTCGCCCATACTCTGGGCCAACAGTTTGATTTTGCTCATTGATATGAGTCAACCTTGGTTCAGTTCGCCCCTTTAAAGGCTGCAGGTCCTTCTCAACCCGCCCGGTCAGGAAGTTCCCTCCCGTTGGCTTGACGACGTTGGCAGCAGGCTGACCAGCAGCTCGGCCAAAGTCCTTGCCTGCCTTGTAGACGGCTTGCGGTAGGCCACCAACGAGGCGTATGGGCGCTCCGGGGCCCATGTAGAAGCCTCCCGCTAGTGTCCCTAGCCCGGACGCCGCTCGCCCGGCAGGCGTGTCGGATCGCAGGGGCAAGCGCTTCTCAATGTCTTCGGACGTCGGGAGCACTGTGCGTTCGTCCAAGCCGGGCAGCATGCGGACTAGCGACTCAATGTCGCCGGGGGCTCCAAGGACGCCGGAGGCCACGCCACGGACAAAGTCTATTGGCATGTTGGCGGCGGCCCGGCGGTCGTTCTGACTCTCCGGCCTGCGCCCGGCCGATCGGTAGCGCGGGGGGCTGAACTCGTCCAGCGGGTCACCGCCGCCAGCCATATGGACATCGCCACCAGCGGCAAACTTTTTGACCTTGGCGTGCCAGACATGCTCCCGGCCCTTGTACTGGAGGGGAACCCCACCACCGGCCGCGTGCCACTCCTGCAATGACTGCTTCTTGGATTCGATCGGCTTCAGATCCGGCCTCTTCATCAGCTTGAGCGGGGCGATTTTAGGGAGTTGCATTCTCAGGGCCTTTCGCGGGAATGCCGCCATCATAAACGCTGGAGTCTGTCAAGTCCATTGCTACACCCAGCCCTTAAAGTCTTTGACGTGCTGCGGCATCTCGCGGTACCCACGGCAGTGCTCAAGGAAATGCGCCACCAGATCAGGGATCAGCTTGTCAACGTAGGGGGCAGCTTGGCACCAGATGTTGAGCAGTTTCTGTTGGCCATTGGTCAACCCATGATCATCACTGATTAGATCTAACCACTCTCTAGTTATCTGCATGTAGGCCTCTGGTGGTGAAGGTTTGAGCAAAGCGTAGCCTTACCGTGGTCAAGACCAAAGTTCGCTCTACGCCTCGACGATCCTCTGTATGGAGCCAGTCGTCGCTTACGTTATCCCAGACTTGTTTCAACCGCCCGGCTCTAGGAATTCGCCCACCGCCCCTGCTATGGCTTGCTCGTGTCACAGGGTTATTTAAGACTCCACCACCGACGTACCGCATGGTGTCCGAGTCGCCGTCGTGAACGCAAAAAGCCGTTACTACTGCACTGGGTCGTGCCCTCCAAACGGAGGCCAGTGCATGAGTAACGGCTTTCAACTGCTGCGCACGACCGCAACAAACAAACTCTACCACAGCTTGGTCAGACTGCATAGGGGTTGACTCGTTTTTGTTTGCCGCTGTCGGCAAAGTCGTCCTCGTCCCAGTCCTCGTTGGGCGGTGGGTCGATCTCCAGCCACCCGGCATCCCGCAGGTAGCGCAGGGCCTGCGTACAGTTGTGGACCAGTATCCCGTTGGCGTAGTAGCAGTGCTCACCCTCCACCGTCAGGTCGAACACATGACGCATGGTATGGGTGTTCGTAACTTGTCTTACCAAGGCGGTGCTTTGATTCGGCGTTTTGGCAAGTGGGGGAGCAGAACTTCTTTCGCTCAGGAACCTTGGCAATACCGTCAAAACCGCACCAAATGCATTTGTAAGGGGCTGGGTAGTACGACTTAGGCTTTCCCCAAGTCTTTGCCAAAGAGGTCTTTGCGTGTTCTCTGTGCCAAGCCCGTCCCTCGTCTGATCGGTGCCATTCGGCTGCGCTGACGCGGATCCGGCTGAGGTGCTCAAGCTGCTCTGGCCGCCTGCTGCGCTCAGATGCCTGCGCCCGGTGCTCGTCCCAATGCTGCTTGCTTGTGACGCAGGCCAAGTTGCCGATGTCGTTGTTGGCCGTGTTGCCGTCAATGTGGTGGACGTGCATGCCCGCAGGGATTGGCCCGTTGTGGTGCTTCCACACGTCGCGGTGAAGCCGGTGGCCAGCCCTTGCAAAGTATCGGCGGTGCGCCGGGTTATCGCTCTCAGGGTAGCGGTTATACCTGCGACCGTTGAAGACCACCGACTCGACAACAGCGCCACTTGATTTGAAAGCCATGATGCATCCTTGTAAAGGTATACATTATGGATTGATTGACTCAAGCAGTCAACACGCATCCAGCCGTCTTGGGTCATCACTTGGTGCTCTGCCGTGGCCAGCAGGCCGTTGACGTTCCAAACTTCCTTGAGCCCGTTGTCATGCACAGCAGTCACTCGCCTCGGACCGGCAGGGGTCATCACCATGTCACCCACCTGCACGTCCTTGATCAGCTTCACGCCCTTGGCCATTTGCACCTGAGTCAAGCTATCAACACATGCGTCCACCAAATCATCATGAGTCGTCTCAGGGAACGAGCAGATCTGGCTGACGAAGCCCTCTGCCCAGTCCTTGACGTAGCCCTTGCGGTGGTCGGACTCAGGAATCCACACCCGGCCCCGGGCGATGATGTTGGACACAATGTTCAGGCGCTGGAGCTTGTCGGCCCTGCCGGGGTTGTACGCCCGAACCGGCAGGTGAGCCCGCTGGAGGTCTTGGATCAGGGAGATCCCGGCGCTCTTGTCCTCGATCAGCAGCAGGTCAACCCGCTTGCGGTCCTTGCCCTCTCCGAAGACGGTCTCGTACTCCTCAATGACCTTGGGGCGCAGGTCGGGGTACATCATCCTCTCCTGCCAGCAGTCAATGACCATGACGCTCATAGGGGAATCCTGTGGCTTGAAAACGCCGAAGGTGATGCAGGCCGTCGGGTCGTTCTGCGCCTTCTCTGAGGTCGCCACGTCGTAGCTCTGCAGGATGTACTCGAACTTGGGGAACGCCCGCCCGGCAGGCCAGAGCTTGAACATGTCCCTTTTGACGATCCCACTTGCCTCCGGGTCAATAATCTCGGCGTAGATCTCCTGCCGCCCAAGAGTCGTGCCCTCGTAGCTCAGGATCTGTTTGCGGAAATTCTCGCTCAGGTTGGCCAGATTGGTGTAGGTTGAAGCGGTGGTCATCACGACGTCGTCACCCTCCCGGCCCATCAGCTCAATGATCAGATCCTTCGGTCGTGGGGTGGTGGTGCAGATCATCCGGGTGCGCTTGCCGAGCCGCATGCCGAACTGGATCTGGTCCCACGCCTCTTGTATATAGTCCCATGCCGCGAGCTCATCGCACCATCCACCGTGGAATTGTGGACCCCGGAAGCGCTCAGGCTCCGACGCTGGGATGCCTTTGATCAGGCTGCCGTTAATCAGGCGCAGCTCGTGCGCCGTCTTGTTGTAGTCAGCCACCAAGGCCTTGGGGATGATGGTCATCAGGCCGGATTCACCCTCAAAAATGGTTCCCCGGACGTCGGCCGAGGTGGGAGCGGCCACCAGCCAGCGGGTGCCGGGCTGCTCGTAAGCCCACCAAGCGATCTGCTCGGCTGCCGTGCGGGTCTTCCCGGCTCCACGTCCGGCCAGCATCAGCCAGATAGACCACCAGTCGCCCGGCGGCAGGATCTGATGGGTATGCTGGGTACTGAACCATGACATGCGCCAAGCCCACGCCAGACGGTACTCGGGGCTGGCAGCAGCTAGATGCCTCTTGACCTCTGGGTCAGAGACGATCGCCGCGATGTCATTCATTCGCCGCGACTTGCCGTTTGAGCTCCGCGTTTTTCATAATGGCGGCCAAGAAGTTGTCGGCCTCCACCTGAGCCTCGATCTGGATCGGGTTGCCGGGGTCACCGCCCATCTGGATTTTGGTGCCATACTTCTTAGGGTTCCAGCAGGCCAGCAGCTTGAGCCGCGTCTCGATCTGGAGCTTGCGGTGGCCAAGCATGTCCTCCTCGGTCACCGTCATGCTGTCCTCATCATCCTCAGCGCCAGAGCTGTAGACCTTTTTCTTGCCAATGTGCGGGGTGTTAGAAATGTGCAGCGCCTCTTCCGCCATGGCGTCACAACCCTCCTCCCGTGCGCGTGCGAATTGTAAAGCGAGGGTCTCGTCGCCATGAACCCAATCGTAGACAGCCTGTCGCGTTGGCATTCCCTCATCCCTGCAGATCTGCAGTAACGACTCTCCCAAGCTGATGCGGCGGAAGATCTCTGTTATCAGCTCTGGGGTGTACTTGCCTGTCTTCTTTGGGGCTTTGGAGACGTTTTTCTGTGCTGCAGCACCCTTGGCCTTAGTTTTAGGCTTCGGGGCTGCTGTAGATCGTTTTGATGGCTTTGCGGCGGTTTCTGGCATGACCTTATTCCTCGTCCGTTAGATTGGGCGATGGTATCAGTTTCCCGGGGATTCGCTCTCTTCGATCAACTCTGCTTGATCTGGGGCCTTGTACTGTTCAATTTTGGCTCCAGCCGTAAGCTGCTTGACAAGGTCGTCCTGAGTTGCCACTCGCACGGTGAAGGTGCTGTTTGCAATGTGGCTCAGGGCCTGCTGGCGCAGGTTGGCCTTGACGAGCCGGGTGCCTTGGGCACTATGGACGATGTAGATTCGTTCTGCCATGATTTCTCTCCGTATTATTTGATGTAAACCAATTTGCTTTTGTTTTGCTAAATGAGGTCAGGCAACAGGCATATCACCACCACAAAACCTATAAACATTGTAGCAATAAGGACCTTTTCGGTCAATGATTCATCCATTGTTGCGCTCCTTAAGTCTCGCCGCTGCCCATGCTGCGCCCTGATCGAAAGTGTCGGGCATATCCCCAACCTTCTCCCAATCCTCATCCGTCAGACCCTGCCACTTGGGCTGTGCTGCGGGTGGGGTGGTGTAGAGGGCAATTGGCTTGTATGTGCTTGATGGCGTCTTCCAGCCCACAAGCCTTGGACGCAAGTTCAAGTAGTTCTCTGTCAGTCATGTCTTCTCTCCTGTGATGCCGTGGGCGCGCTCAGTCGCTCGGAGAACCCACAAAATCAAATCGGCACGAGTCATGTGATTGTGATTGGTAGGCAGCAAGTCCCTTGCTTCCTCTTCCGTCAGCGGCTTGCGCTGTGCTGATGGGGTGGTGTCATATACAGGCAGAGTTCCGAACAGCTTTGCCACCGGCTCCTGCTCTGGCTCCAGTGCAGTGCGGAGGTTTTGTAAAACAGCGGCGTGTCTATCAAATGCCATCCCACTCTCCAACGCCTCCAACGCCTGCATCGCGGCTTGTCTTAGGTCAGTCATGTGTTCTCTCCTTGATGTTGTGGGCGGCTTCAATGGCTCGGGCAAAGTGCAATGGCGTTGTTGGGTTAGTTAACGCATAGTTCTTTGCAATGCCGTTGATCTCATCATCCGTAAGCGCCTTGCGCTGTGCTGCCTTGCCGTCGGCAAAACCTCTTTGGTACACAATTAACAGTGTGTCTGCCTGAACTTGCGTGTCATCATCTTCGTCGTGTTTAGTCATAGCAGATACCCTAGCCAAAAAAAGAATGCCGCCAGAGAGATCATGCTGATGATCAGCACGATTGAAAATTCCAGCCACTCGCTCATCAGGTATTGTTCATCGTCATCGTCGTTCATTTCAACTCCCTCAGTTGTGCCTGTAAACGCTTGTGAAAGCTATCCTCGCCATCATCACCAGACAGTAGCCAGTCGATGCGCTGTGCATAAACATAGGCCAGCTTCAGTACCTTCACTGCTTTCTCAAATTCGGCAATTGTTTCGGGGTTGTAACGGTTGCCTATGTTGTGGCCCCATTCGTTCTTTTCCTTGCTTTCATTCATTAATATGGCAAATCTAATATCATCCACCATGTCCAGCAGGTTGTGCTGTTTGTAATTAAAGTGTCCGCCGCTCATGTCCGATTCCCCTTGCTCGGCAAACTAAACGCCCTCAAGCTACCTGCCCTCGGCACTTGGGAGGTGTAGTCACCGTCACCCGTTTTGTAGTGACCGCGCTGCCAGAGATTATTGTCAGATGCTTGCACCTCATTGGGGCGCTTGGGACGCTCCACGTACCGGCCAAGGGTCTCTTTGGTCTTGCGGTTCAGTTCAAGACCTGCGTAGCGCACCATATGCGTTGGCGCATTGATTTTGACAATGTCGTTCAGTTTGCTCATGCTTCACCCATTCCGCCGCAATAATGGCACCGTGAGCCCTCGTGCTGGCCCTCACCGCTACCGTTGCATGCCGGGCAAATCCCGGGCTCGTCTGAGCCCTCTACGGGCTCTGCGTGCATCTCCCCGACTTGACCATCAAGGCGATCAAACACCTGCCTGCAGGCGTCGGCGCTGTCGGTGGCATCGACCTGATCGTAAAAGTCGCCGTCAATGAAAACTTCGTAGATCATGCGGCCTCCTCATCTTCATCTGGGTACTCATCTTTATCGGCCCGGTCTGCCTCAGTTTCTATGGCTGTATGCAAAGCTTCGTACTCACGCTGGACCTTCCGTTGGCGCTCTTCCTGCGCCAATTGCTCAGGGGTGATGGCCCGGTGCTTGCGGATTAGCTCCCCCTCCACCTGATCAAACAGGTTGCCCATGTTCATGCCGCCACCTCTTGAGCCAAGATTGCCTGCAGGCCAGCCAGCATTTGCTGGGCTTCGTCACGGGTCAGGACTGCGTAAGCAGAGCCGCCACGCATCTGCAGTCCAATCCACGCGCCTCCCTCGTCCCACGAGTCAATGCTGACCCGAACGCCTTCTTCGGTCTTAATTACAGTTTGAATTTCGTTTGTCATTTCGCTGTCCTTTTGGTGTTACCGGTCTTGCTGACCGTGATGTTAGTGTAACCGCAAATTACACAATGCATAGACTTTTTATTCAGTGTTTACCCTAATATGTCCTCTACCTGTTGAATCCTTTTGCCGATCCACGCCATCACTGGCACCGCCATGCTGTTGCCCAACGCCTTGTACCGTGGGCCATCAGGTGTTGCCTTGCCCTTTAGCTGGATGTCGGTGTACCCGTCAGGGAAGCCCTGCAAGCGCTCGCACTCAACCGGGGTTAGGCGGCGCACTTGCATGGCGGTCATGCAAGCCATAGTCTGGTTTTTTACCAATGTGCCGCTAAGATCAACCGGGTTACCAATTGGGTCTAAACCTGATTGCCGAGGCAATGCCACAGCATGGCTATGCCCCTTGGTCAATGTGTAACTAGGCGCGCCGGGCACAAAGTCTCCAAAACTGTGCTTGTCGCCGCGACCAATGTGGTTCATTGTGTCAATGGGGATTGGTTGGGCGATGTAACAAGTCTGCTTCATCCCCGGATTTGCGGCCAAGGCTCCAACAATGCTGCCGTCGCCATTCATCAAACGCACTTCATCTCGCGTGTTTTGAGCAAATGCAATTGGCTGCGCCACGCCATGCACCCCAGTTGCGTTCAGCGTGTACATCGGGCCTTCCTCAGTAAACCCGTCGCCATTGCCGCCATTCTCAGGTTTGCGTCCTATAGTGTTCTCGGCAAGTGCAATTGGCTGCAATACGAATGCAGGGTTTTGAGTTTCTCCGCCACAGCCTGTATTTTTAGTAATGCAAGATGAAATTACATCTTCCCTAATGCTGCCAATCGCTGGCGTACTGTATGTTCTCAAGCACTCTTCGTAGTTGTTACGACTGACTGATAAAACTTGTGAATCGTAGTTGTTGTTGTGACCTATTCCTCTTCCGGGGGTTCCTTTGTCAAGGGTTCCTGCGACATCATAGTCACTGACAGGAGTGCGTGCTGTAATTGTGGCGGTAATACTTTCCCTCTTTTCTCTGCTCGGCGCAGGATACCCGCACAGGCTATGGCGCTCAAAAAGAACCGCTGCGGCAGGTCGCCAGTTTCCAAAATATCCGACAACAAACACGCGACGCCTTCGCTGGGCCACTCCGAAATACTGAGCGTCAAGAACCCGGTATGCGAACCCATACCCGAGTTCCCCCATCCCTCGAAGGAGACTGGCAAAGTCGAGTCCTCCGTTAGAGGATAAGACGCCGGGGACGTTCTCCCAAACCAGCCACTGGGGCCGATACTTTGCAGCAATGGCAAGGTATGTAAGCATGAGGTTGCCACGAGGGTCATCCAGTCCTTTTCTGAGTCCGGCGACGCTGAATGATTGGCAGGGAGTTCCTCCGACGAGAACATTGATAGCTGAGTCAATTGACCACTCCTTGAATTTAGTCATGTCGCCGAAATTGGGCGTGTTGGGGTAATGATGCGCCAACACTTGGGAGGGAAATTTTTCAATTTCTGATAGCCAAGCTGCCTCCCATCCAAGTGGATGCCAAGCCACTGAGGCTGCTTCAATGCCTGAACAAACTGATCCAAATTTAATCATTTGGTTTTTTCTCCATCTTGAGATGGGCCAGCAGTTGCTCAACGGGTCGGGTGATGCGGGGTTCGTGCTCCCGCTCTTTGATCCAGAGCTCAATCTCCAGCAGGACTACGTCAACCCCGGCGTCAAAGCCTTCGGCATATTCAGTTTTCATGCTGTTTCCTCAATGGTGTCAGTGACCACAAACTCACCACGGTCGCCGTTCCAAGTGCAGTTTGGCAGCGTGATCTTGTAAAACTTGACCACCTCCATGACCTCGGCCTTGGTCTTTTTGTAGTCGCACAGGGGCGACCCTTGGTGGATCAAACTCCAACCGTTTTTGCTGTAACTAAGATGCGTTTTCATGGTGTTCTCCTGATAGGGGCCGAAGCCCCGTTGGGTTTAACGGCTGGTGACCTTGACGCTAAACACGGCAGTCACTTTTGTGTGACGTGCGATCTGCTCGGCAGTGGCACCCAGCTCGGCGAACAGAGCCTTGCTGTCAACCGTGCTGCGGTTGGACTCAGAGTAGGTGGCTTTGAAGAGGTCACCCTCTACAACTTTGTCGCCGCCGAGGCTGGCGCTGTCTTTGATCTGGTCCTTGATGGCATCGGCCTGCTTGGTCAGAAGGGCAATCTGAGCCAACAGGGTGCCGAGGGTGTCAACGTCGTGGGTGATGGTGATGTTCATGTCGCTGTCTTTCTGTGTTGCCTGACTGTGCGGTGTTGCTTTGTCAGTGATGCTAGTGTAATCCAGAATTAAACGACAGACCAACTATTTCAAATTATTTTTATAGGGACAAACCCTAATAGGGTTTGGGTGTCGTTGTCATTTGCGCGCCACGGCGGCATCGATCTGAGCCCTGATCCACTTAGGTCCGCCCAGTTGCAGTAACTTAACTCGCTGATCTCGGCTCAGTTTGATTGAGTACGTCACGGTCAGTTTGACTGGCGGTAACTGGCGTTGTTTGATCTCGCGCTCAAGGCGCTCCCACTCTTCGTCTTCGGTCATATCGTTGCCTTTCCTTCTGCGCGGTTGTTTGCTTGCTCTGTTCGCCAGATTTCTACGCGCATCTCAGCAGCGGTAATGTCCCACTTCAACTTCTCTTCAATCTCCACCGCCGCTTGCAAGCCTTTGATCATCTCCAACATCTCTGGATGGGCGTAGGCTTCGCGCTCCTGCGCACCAAGGGCGGTCTCCATGCTGCGCTTCATCAGGATAGCCTTCAGGCTCTTGCGGTACTGCTCAATGTAAGTTCGCTCTGCCTTGGCCTTCGCAAACAGCGAGGCGTGCTTCAGGATGTAGTCCACAGCCCGGTGGGGGTCTCTTTCTTCGCTCATAGCTCCTCCGGGAATAATGCGTCACCAGCTTCAATTGGGAACCACACGCCCCACGCCACAACTTGCTGGACGTCCATATGCTCCAAGAACCCGTCAACAGTGCCAATACGGTACTCGGTGTCGCCGTCCTCGGTCTGGACCTTAGCAATACCGATCTTGCCCTTGCTCCCGTCAAACCACTTTACCTTCAATGGCGTCATTCTTTTTCCTTCACCAAAACATCTACTCCGGCTTCGCTTGCGTAGACCTTGCGAACATGGCACTCGACGATCTGGCTGTCATCTACACAAACAATTGAGTTCATCGCATCGCAGACTGATTTCGCCACGTTGTCCCAGTCAGGTTTCTTGCAAGGCCACTCAGAACCGCTTAAACAGGCCGCCACGCGCTTTTTGGGGTACGACTTAGGCACTGATAGCCTGATGTAGATAAAAACCTCTAGCGCCGTTTCTAGCGGTTTGCTGCTGCCTATTGCTTGCAATGCGTAAAACCTGATCTGGTCTTCATAGCTCGCGGTCTTAGCGTCAGTATAGGTGGCAACAAAATTGCCACGCCGGGCAAATTTTGGCCTGCCTTTGCCATGCGGCGGCCCGGGCACGGTGAACGTAATTTGCATCATTGCCGTTGCGCCGGGATGCGATTTATGATTTCCTCGGCGGCATTGCGCAGGGCCGTGCAGACAGCCCCCTCGTCCTCGTTGTCAGCCATGTCCAGCAGCATCTGGGCGCAGGCCCGGCGCTCGAGGTACATGGCCTGCTTGGTTGTGTGGACGGCAACCGACATGATCTCGGCCTTCGCCTCGGCCAGTGCCTGATTGAATTCGTTCTGCGTGAAAAGGGTTTTGCCCTGCTCAAAAATGTTCATTTCATTGCCCTAATTTTGGTGTGAATAATTGCTGTAATGCCGGGGAAATCCTGCTCCAGTTCCTTGAACCGGTGTATCAGGTAACCCCTCCGGCCATCTTTCAGCGCTTGGTCGCCACCAGCCAGAGCCATTTCGGCGTAGGTTTGGGCCAATGTCTCCAACCATTCCAAGTGCGATTGTGATGTCGGCGGTGGGGTGGTCGTGTCCATCTTTTACCTCGTCAAGCAGTTTTTGGGCGTCAAAATAGTTCATGTTCACCACTTTTCGTCAGACTGGTTGTACCAGTCGGCCACCGGCTTGGACAGGGTTTGACGGTCTGCCCACTGCTTGTACGTCGAGGTGCCCTCGTGCTTGGGCTTAGCACCCCAATGGTGGTGGCTGCACTTTGCTGGAGACCCTTCCATCCGGACGGACCAAAGGTTCGGGCAGCCCGGGTGAGAGCAGTACAGCTTGTCGTCGTTTTGGACGGGCTCTTCTTTTCTGAAATTATTAAGTGCCATGGTATTTTCCTTCTACGATTTTTGCAAAATTGCTCGGCCGCAAAATCCACTCAAGATCGGCCGCAAAAGCACGCCCGTCTTTGCCGGACACCTTGCCGACCAGAAAACGGGACTTCTGGATGTGACCAAAAAAGTCACTGAACCAGTCCAAGACAGCATCCCCGCCGATCGGCTTCTCTTTGCCTAGCTCCGCCGCCACTTCGCGCCAGCGCTGTCTCAGGTAGCCCTGCCGGGCAGAGTTCCAAACCTCGACCCGGCGCAGAGTAGGCAACTGCTGGTGGTACAGGTCAATCACGGCTTGGTGTTGACAATCAGGCAACTTGTCCACAGGTTCACCGTCAGGTGGACAAATATAGGTATCTACTGGTTTATGGTTATTGGTTATTGGTTCTTGGTTATTGGTTGGTTGAACGTCCGTTGGAACGTCCGTTGAACGGGCGTTAGACCTGCGTTCAGCGGATGCCTTACCAGCACGGGACGCTTGGTCAACTTTTGCTTTGTAATGAGCAATTTCTTTGTCGGCGCAACCGCTTGTCCAGCCATGTTCGCCGAGAACAAAAAACTCTTGAAGCACCATGCCCACCTCTTGCTCGTACTCGCGCAAACCGATCTGACGTGCAACGGCCGTTACACCGCTGTTCAACGGGCGTTCACTTAGGTAGTAGGCGTCGAGCAGGCGACGGTAGGCAATGTCCTCGATGGGCGACAAATGCCGAGTGTGACTGACATAGTCACCAATGTTAAATTGGTAGTAGTGCATGACTTCCGCTTTTTAAAAACCCTTAGAAGAAACAACGGCAGGAGAAGGGTTAACTCTTTTCAGTCGGGGGATCAGTCCCAACTTAGCCGCGTTTCAAAAATCATATCACCTTTTTTGGCCTACCGCCCAGCTTACCGGACAGGCTGTTTGCCTTGACCCTTGCGTTATAGCGGGCAATCTCCTTGTCGGCCCGGGCATTGATGTAGCCCGCGTCCGTCCGCTCAAAGAACTCCGTTAAAACGGGCGTGACAACGTCTTCGTCAAGCCTGACTCGTCGCACTACGGCAGCAAGGTCAAGCGGCAGGGGCTTCTCGCTGATGTAGTACCAGTCCAGCAAGCGGCGGTAGGCAAGGTCCTCGGCATCGGCAAGGTGCGTCGTCCGGCTGATGTACTCGCCGATGTGAAACTTGTACCAGATCACTTCAGGGCTCCAAAAATGTCCGGCCGGAGGATCTTGCGCGTCACCTGCCCCTTGGTTTGGCGCTCAATGGCCGCGCTCAGCTCCGGGCTGGCCAGCTTTTTTCCGCTGATGACAAGGCTCATCCACGTCTTGCTGACGCCAAGTTTTCTGGCCATCTCAGCTTTGGCCCCTCGTGGCTTAGGTTCAAAAAATTCAGTCAGTGTCATTCAAACTCCTGTTGGTTTAACTGCATCATATACATTAAAAAAATATTTTGCAAGGGGGTTGTATCTTCAAATTAAATTTGATACGATTGCTCTACTTTAACTTGAAAGCGACCAATGCGAACCTTCTTAATAGCGCTTGTGTTTGTATTGATCGGCTTGGCTTACTACTTTGTCGAGGACTGACATGGACGAACTTCATGAGCTGATGCTCGAAAGAATGCAAATGCTTGAGGCTGCCCTTCGCCGGGCCGTTGATGGCGTTGCTACCCAAGGCGACTGGGACATGATCTGCATAGAGTGCGGCGTGCCCAATGCGTCTATTTTTAAACTTGAAACTAGGAGCGACAAATGAGCTTAACAGCGAGAGACAGCGGCGGCGGGAGCTTTACCCCCGTGTCACCCGGGATGCACCTTGCACGGTGCTACCGCATTGTGGACATGGGAACCCAGAAGACTGAGTTCCAAGGGCAGGAAAAGCACCTGCAGAAAGTCATGTTTCAGTTCGAAGTCCACGGTGAGGACGACAGTGGCAAACCACTGTTGACAGCCAAGGGCGAGCCGATGAGCATCAGCAAAAACTTCACCCTTTCGTTGGCCGAAAAGGCAACGATGCGCAAGGACCTGCAGGCTTGGCGCGGCCGGGACTTTACGCCGGAGGAGCTGCGGGGCTTTGAACTCAAGAACGTACTGGGTGCGTGGGCCATGATCACCGTGTCCAAGGCGCTGGGTGGAAACGGCAAGGAGTACACCAACATCATTTCGATCAACCCGGTGCCTATGGCAATCAAGAAGGCCGGTATGCCAGAGGGGTTCAACAAGCTGGCCATGTTTGTCATCTCAAACCCCGACATGGAGCTGTTTGAGACCTTTGGCAACGGCCTAAAGGAAAAGATCACGTCCTCCCCTGAGTGGCGTGCTCGAAGCCTTGCCCCGCAACCGGTCCCTGAGCGACCGTCAAGCGGGTTTGACGATATGGATGATGACATCCCTTTTTAGTTAGAACGGGGAACTTGCATGCACACCGAACCACGTAAGCTGGCACGGCTCGAAGACCCAAGCACCTCAAAGAGGGCTGCACTTCGAGTCGATGAATTTGCTGACAACCTTTGCGCCAAGATCTACCGCGAGCTCAAGAAGGGTGAGGGCACCTTTGAGGAGCTTGCAGCCCGTCTGAGGCTGCGTCCGGATCAGATCTGGCGACGTCTCCCTGACCTGCAAAAAGCAGGTTTTGCGGAGCCCACCGAGCAAGAAACCGTTGGCCAGACCGGCCGTTTTCAACGAGTATGGAGAGCAATATGACAACAGATAACGAAAATCCAGCGTTCCCCGTAGGAACATTTTACCTCGGAATGACCCTGCGCGATTACTTTGCGGCGAAGGCTATGCAGGCGCAGTTATCTATGCCCGAAGTGTTTTTGTCTTTAAGCGAAAAAAACGTTACCGCTGATGAAATTTGCGACAGTTGTTTTGAATGGGCAGACGCCATGCTGGAAGCGAGGAGCAAATGACCATCACAGCGAAAGAACCTCGCGCAAGCGAATCTTCGCACTGGTACACCCGCGACGGCGTGCCCCGGTACACGGTGATGGGTAAGAACGGCAAGGAGCGCAACACCACGCTCCGCGACGCTCGAACCGAGAACCTTGTGCCGTCGGTCACCACGATCCTGAACGTGATGGCCAAGCCTGCGCTCATCCAATGGCTGCAGAAGCAGGTGCTGCTGGCAGCGCTGACCCTGCCGCGTCGGGAGCAGGAGCCGGAGGAGGACTACATCGACCGGATCATGTCCGACAGCAAGGAGCAGGGCCGGGCGGCTGCGGACGCCGGGACGGACATCCACGCCTCAATACAGGGCTTTTATGAGGGCGAGGTACTTACCCGTCACGAGGCCCACGTCAAGGGCACTGTGGCCGCTTTAGACGCCCTCTATGGCCATCAGGGCTGGATTGCCGAGCGGTCCTTCGGTCACAGCCATGGGTTTGGTGGCAAGTGCGACCTGCACAGCACCGAAGGGGACGGCATCGTGGCCGACGTCAAGACCAAGGAGTTCACGGACCCCGACAAGGTTGACGCCTACGACGACCACTTGATGCAGTTGGCGGCCTACCGCGTCGGTCTTGGGATCCCTAAAGCCCGGTGCTCAAACGTGTTCGTCTCGCGCAGCGTCCCGGGCCTTGTGGCCATCAAGCAGTGGGATGAGGCGGACCTGCAGCGCGGGTGGGAGATGTTCTGCTCGCTTTTGAAATTTTGGCAATTGAAAAATCAACATTCGTGAGGTAAAAATGGAATCGCATCTGAGTGAAGAACTGGTCAAGCAAGTCTTTTTCCAAAGCGACGAGAAGCGGCCAGATCCGCTGATTGCTGATGAGGTGGACATTGTGCAGTTTGCCGAGAAGCTGGAGCTGACACTGCGCCCCCTGATCGCGGCCGAGGAGCACAAGCGCTGCGTCACGATCGTGGCTCACATGAACCGCGAAGTGGCGAGCGCCTTGCAGAACCAGCGCCCCTAAAAAGGCCCCCTTGGAATTTTTTCCAAGAGGGCTTGAAGATGCCGCAGGCAACTGGCAAAGCCACGGCAATCCAAGCGGGGAGGGCCGCTTGAATTAGGGGGAGTACCCGGTGTACTCCTTCATTTTTTGCTTGAAATACTCCGGGTCGTCTCGATAGGCTTGAACGGCTGTTGCCCCAAGTGACAACGGGACTCCAACAACCGCAGCGGGCGGGAACATAGACAGGCCACCGCCGAGGGCACTTGCCGCTTTGAGACCCATTTTGGTAAGGTCTCGCTGGCCTGCTGGCTTGTTGTACTCGTGAGCTATGTCGGCAATGTCTAACCCGGCAGAAAGCCCGGCAACGGGCGGCAAAGCGTACTTGCTAACCGTACCCACCGCAGTGGCTATAGGCCGCATCATGCCCTTGAAAAGGTCTGTGACGGTGTCAAGCCCGGACATTACTTTTGCGCCAAAAGAAGGCGGTGGCGGGGTTGTTGGTATCGGCACGGGCTTTGGCAACTCAACCAATGATCCGGCAGGTGGAGGCGCGGCAGGACCGGCAAGGAAATTGGGTGGCAGTTCTGACGGGCCTTGATACACATAGCTGGCTCGGGGGCCTCGGCCACCGCCTTGGTCAGGCGTCAACAGGCCGCCAAACCGTGGGTTTTCAACATACTTTTCGCCCGGGAATAACTGCTGGATTTTTTGCATCCCCTCTCGGCGCTGGGTGGTGAGGTCGTGGACGCCACCGGCCTGCTTGGTCATGTCCAGAGCCCGAGCGGCCTCAATGTCAGTCAAGCCCGCTGCTTTGGCATAGTTGTAGGGCATCGTGCCTGTCTGCCCGGCGGCCAAGCGACCGGCGTCTGGACCTCCGGACGGTATCGGCTGGCGCATAACGCTTTGTCCCGGGGATCCCTGAACTCCCGGGGATCCCTGAACTCTTGGGGATCCCGGGGGGGCAGCGGGAGATGTAGCAGCCCGCTGCGCGGCGATCCGAGCGGCCTCCTCAGCGCCTGCGCGTTTAGCAAGAGTTGCCGTTCGCTGGACGTCATATGCGCTTTTGCCTGTAGCCAAGGAACCAACGCCAGCACCAATGCCGCCAAACAAAAATTTGGCAGCCCGATCCGCGCCAGACGTGTCTGCAGGTGGTGGTTGAGGGCGCGATCGAGGGGGCCCAAGCTGCAGGTCACCGTCGTCGCTTTTTGCCGGTGGCTTCTTGTTTTCCGGTAAGGCGGACTGAGCATTGGTCAAGGATTGTGCGTATTCTTCCGGTGAAATTTCAAAGTACGAACCCCTTTTGCCAGAGGCCAACCCACGCGTAAACGCTTCAACGTCCGGGCCTGCGTTGACGGCTCCGGGGAAGTTCCGCTTGATCTGGTCAACGTAGTACATGCCAAAGACCTCTGGGTCCTCAAACATGACGTACTTGTCCACCGAGCCGGTCTTGTTGTCTTTGGCCTCAAAACCACTGCCGCTGAAGTCCTTGATGCCACCCAAGTTGTGATGCTTCTTGGCCATCTCGGTCTGACCCCAACGGCTCTCAAGGCCCCATTGGCTCAACAGCACATTGGGGTCGACGTTGATCTCTTTGCTGACCTGTTGCGCAACGGGACCGTAGGTTGCAATGAACTGCTCGATGTTCTTGTTTGCCATGTCATTCACCTGCTTTCTTGCGGCGGATCTGCCCAGTTTTTGGGTCTTTAATTAATCCGGGCGGCAAAGGTGGTCCGCTTGCCGGAGCGTTTGCTGGATTGGCCGCTGGTGGTCGAGCAGCAGGAGCACGAGCAGGGGCAGGAGCCGGTGCAGGAGCCGGTGCAGGAGCAGGAGCAGGAGCAGGAGCAGGAGCAGGAGCTGGTGCAGGGGCAGGGGCTGGTGCAGGG